CTGTCGCGCTTGGCTGGCGGCACATTTGGAAGATAGATTGGCTGACCAGTGCGCGATAATGCTGGGTCAGCGGTTATACCTTCGGCGGCTAACAGTTCAAACAGCGATAGCTGGGCGTCAACGTAATCCTCACCTGAGATAGGCTCAGACAGCGGGATAAGTGCGCGCCATTTGCGGTTGTCTTCGCTGGCCCCGGCTGACGAGTAGAACAGCGAGGAAGCATTGCCGGTGACTCGGTCAACGGCTGTGCGCAGCTCTGTCAACGACGGGTCGCCCTCATCCACGTCAATGGCCAGCATCCAATATTCGCCGCGCTCACGTTGTGCCGCGTGGCTCCTACCGTCATGCTCACGATAAGTTGATGGAATAATGAATGCGGCCTTTGACTTCTCAATGGCCTGCGGTTCGTCCACCAGTGCGGCAATTTCCTTCAGCTTGATCGGCGAATACTGTGAACCGGCTTCGTTTATGCGAGTGTCCAGCGCACCGGCTGCAAGTAGCAGCTCAACCTTGCCAACGTCGCTTGTTTTTGTTAAAGTTTTCATATTCGGACTTTCTCCAATCAATCAGTCTGTTTTCCTAGTGGAACCCCGGCAGTGTCCCAACTGCCGGGGCTTTCTTTACTAAAGCAATCTTTTTTTAGCCAACCCTTTAATGCGAGGATTATTTTCACCAGTCCTTGATTTGCAATATTTAATAAACCCCGGCATATTTAAGTTTTCCTTCTGCGTACCCCACCGCAAATTTTCTGGCTTATTATTTGTCGCATCTTCGTCAATGTGAATAACAATTGGCTTGCCTGAAGGCGGTGGCCCATGAAACGCTTCACAAACAAGTCTGTGAATCTTATAGTTCTTCCCCCTACGTACAACCTTGTAGTATTTATGGCGTGCAGTTTTGCGTGCGCTACTCAAAACACCATAAATCCACTTCGTTTTATATTTTCGCACTACACCGCTCGGCATTGCTGCCTCACCTTCTGGCATTTTGACTTGGCCAAGTTCATTTGCAAAAGCACCGTCAATTGATGGAATAGCTTTTTTAATCATTGGCAAGACCTCCTGCCAATGATCTTCTTTTAAATTCGACACCATGTCAAGTCTAGACTCGGCATTCAGGAGCAAACGGGATTTCATCGTCACCAATCGGGCTAGTCATTAATTGCGAATCGGCGGGCGGGGAGCCAACCGCAGCAGGCCCGAAGTCGTCCAGCGCTGCGTCAAGTCCACCCTGCATAGTTGTGCCGACTTCATCGAAGTCATCTAAGCCACCGCCGCCGTAGACCGCATGGGTTACTTGCACGGTATCTATAAGCAATGATATGCCACCATTGCCGTCTGGATCAGTCACCGGGTACGCAGTAACCTTGATGCTACCCTTTGAGCCGCCCCAAATAGCCAGATCGGCCAATGGCTGTTTCATGCCGTCAATTACGCGAGGTTTCTCGTTTAGCGTGCCTTGGCTGTTAGTGCCATTGCGTTTTGCGCGAAACTCAACATTGCCATTCTCCAGCTTTTTCATACCGAATATTTTGGCGAATGATTCCTTACGATTGCAGCTTTCGTAATGCGTTTTTAATTCTGCATGTAGTTTGGCTGCTTCGCCTTGCGGCATTTCCCATGCGACGGAGTAAGACGCATTGGACGCAGTTGGCGCGCATTCCTCACTCCGTTTTTCTGCGGTGTTATAACGATACGTTGAATTGAGGCGCGGATACTTAAATTCCACGTTTCGAATCATCGTCGGTTTAAAGTCAGTATTAGCCATGTTTTAGTCTCCTAGTTTTAAAATTCGGCTGCGTCTAATTGCAGCCATCTTGGTAGTACGACCACATTGGTCGTGTCGGACCAACCAGTATCCCATCGCTGGGCCTCGTTGGCTTTGGCAATCTTGTGGAGGGTTTCGTGCATCTTATGCTTACCCCACGCAAGATATTCGGGTGATAGAATGTTCGTTGATACGGCATATGGGGCCGACTTTTCAACATTAACGAAAACAAATTGTTCGGCTGGGTAGCCAGCGCAAACCATCGTATGAAGATAAAAGGCTGCTTGGATGGCATAATTATACGACACCATATCCTTGCTTACGCCTTTTGGTGAAGCGTCCTGACACGTTTTGAGATCGTAAATCACGCCCTTGGCATCCCAATAGCTGTCTGGGCGGCACTTGATCTTCAGCCCGGTTGTAGGGTCAGTGGCAAAGAAGCTGGCCTCGTTGACCGTTGTGTCGCGTGCCATGCGCCGACCTGCCGGATGGAACACAACGCTATGCGCAATATTTTGCGCAAGGTCATAGTCGCTGGCAGTCAGCAGTGTCTCGCCTTTGGCCTGCGCCTCTTCGTATAGATCAGTCCAAGCCTTGCCTCGACGGGTATCTGGTCCACGCACCATGCCTTTGCCATCTTCCAGCACCATTGCATGCACACAGGTTCCAATGTCGAACACTGTGCTGGATTTGTAGACCTTGGCCTTCCAGTGCGCCAGCGACTTGCTGTGGACCATTTTCACGTCGCTTGAGCTAATCGCATCCTCGGCGTGATATTGAGCGTTGGTCATTTTATCTGCGGTTATCATTATGTTTCCTCCGTCATTTCAATAATGCAGTTTATTATATCGTTGATGTAGAATACTTCTCGCGGCGAGGCGGGGAGAAATGGCTGAAGAATCCTAAGTTTCTTTTCGTCTACAAAGTTAGTGATGTAGAAATTTGAAACCCCCAAAAACCTGCCAACTTCCGTTTTGGAAAAGAAAATTTTTCCGCTGTTTTCTAATAGCCGCATGACTTGCTTGTTCATGCCTTGAAACTCTTCCTGCGGTGCTTCCTCTAGCTCGCGCTCAGCCTGCAAGTTGTGGTGGATATTGCACTTTGGCTTTTCAGCATGGATGGCATCGACCTCGGCCTTTAACGCCTTCTCACGGGTGTCAAACCATTCAATCTTAACATCGGTCACTTCTGTGAACCAAGCGCTGCTTTTGTAATGTTGTGACAGTCTGTTTTGCGCATTAAGACTTATCCCAACGTATAGCAAAGATTTATCATCTGCGAACTGTCTATAAAGTGCCGTCCTCATTCCATTTTCTCCCTAGTGATAAAACAGAACGTCTCCAAGTCTGTTTCGATTAAACCCTGCCCGCCGTCCATCACGGCTGACAATGGTATTACACAGCGATTTTGCTTGCGATCATATTTGTAGATCAGGCAAGGTATTTTGCCCTCGCGTTTCGCTGCAACTTCAACCTGCGCCCACCATGATGGCGAACCGCCGATTGGCCCATCCTTGTACCGTTTAAGCTCAAGCGTGAACGGAAAGTCAGGGTCGTCGGCTACAAGGTCAGCGTGAGCGCCTGCCCGATATTGCTCAAGGTCGCGCTTGAAGCCTATGCCCAACTCATCAAAGAGCATCTTGGCAATTTCTCGCTCATAGCTTGCGCCTTTATTGCGAAAATTGACCATTAGTCAGCCTGCGGTTGGTTAGCGTGAATGCCGATCCTTTGGGCGGCTTGCAGCGCAGCCGACCTTATAAATGTTGCCAGCGCCATGCCACTTTTATCGGCGGCAAGTGCCAGCGCCTCATGTTGCGCGTCCGTTAGGACCACTCGACTCTCTTTTTTCATGTCACCCCTCCAAGGTTAATTCATAGGACGTTACATCCTAAAAAAAGATTGCGCAAGTGCATCTTTAGTGTTGCCATAGGATGTTTTACGGATTAACGTAATTGTATAGCCGAGGCAATCCTGCCAACGCACGCCAATATGGAGGTTCCCCATGGCAAATTCTCTTTCTTTCCTGCTTTCATCCGAGGCTGCTCAACTGCGCATGGCCGAACGCAAGCCAGCGTTTGTTGTCCATGTCGAAGTACATAGCGACATGGATGTTGCTGATCGTTTCGTTGAGCTTGACGCCGACGATTTGGGTCACGCTGGCGATTTGAGCCAAACATGGGTTAGAACAATGGGCAATGCCTCTGCCGCAATTCGCCGCGTCATGCATGACGGGACATTGATGCGGCCATGCGCCATAATTTAACCAACCGGGGAGCTTCGGCTCCCCCCCAACCTGGAGATACGAACATGACAATGAAACTTTATGGATTAGAAAATGCGGCTAACTGGGGATGGGACTGGTTCGCTACGCAGCGTGAAGCTCGCGATGCGTGGAAGTACAATCGGAAAACTTACGGCCACAATAACAAGCTGTGGGTATTGACTTCGGATCAGGTCAAGGCGCGGAACCTGTAACTCAACCGGGGAGCTTCGGCCCCCCACAGACACCTCCGTAAAGGGGTGACGACTTACCGAAGTCATTACCCTTTTAGCGAAGTGCCTAAAAATCAAGATTGGAGAAAACCGAATGAACACTAAACTTCCAAAATCTACGCAAGAGGCCGCAGAGTTGGCCCTTTACCTTGCAATCACCGCGCCCACCAAAAAGCAATCCAAGATGGCTTTTGATTTGGCGGTTAGTTTTAAATCAGGTTTGACTGAAAGCGAAATTGAAGACGCCAAAGCCAACGTGATCCGCAAGATTGAAGCTGAAGAAAACAGCGGCGAGTTAAATAGCTAACATGAACAATAAATTTGAAATCACAGGCGAAATCGTTTTTATCATAGCGCTATTCGCAGTGCCATTGTTGGCAAAGGGAGCAATGTGAAATGGAACACTGGATTGATTGCCCAGAATGCGACGGCAATGGCACCGTTGAGCGTGAAATCTTTATTTCACAATCTATGAATAATCCCTATGGCTTCCCAGACACTGAAAGCGAAGAGTGCAGGAATTGCGCGGGCGTTGGCCGGATTGAACCGCTGGAGGAAGACGAATGACCAAGACATCAGACGCCACAATAGATCATCTCATCAAGTGCGCTGAGATGAATATGTGTCAGGGCGAAATTGCAGATTTGTTGCATATTTCCAATTCAACTGTTCACCGCATCGCAAAAAAATTAGGTATAACTTTAGCCAGAAAGGTGAGAAATGGAAAAGATAATGAAGTATATCCAGAGGCTCGAGAGGGTGAACTCGATCATGCTGAACGAGCCGAACACATTGAAGAGGCCAAATTTGCAGCAGAGGCTACAGGAGCAGAGCGCGCTGCTCGAGAGGCTGAAATTCGCTTTAAACGCTCTCCCGAAGGCAGACTGAAGATAAGCCTTCAGGGCGTCACCGACAAGCACTTGCGTTACGAGATAACTTACGGCCATTGCATTCTTGAGTTTGAGCGGCTGCAATACAAGTTGAAAAAACGTGGGCCATTGCCGTCAAGGGAGCCACGGGAAAGCACAATGCACAAGGGTGCGCTTGAGATAGCTCAGAAGCGCAAGGCGTATGGAATAGCGCAAGGCAAGAGACTTTTTGATATGCTGGGTTATGACCAGCGCGTAACCGTCTCAGACGCCGCTGCTATGCTTGGGGATAGCATCCCCCGCACGGCAAGCTATTTGAAGAAATTGTTCTTAGCTGAAAAGATACACCGGGTGCGCGATTTGGTTGTCATTGAAGGTCAGCCCAAGAAGCAATGGCGCTGGGTGTTCTGCAAGCAGCCGATTGAGGCATTCCATTCACCTTTTGAG